ATATCGTCGTATGCCATGTCATTCAACCCCCACACTTGAGGTTGCCCGCCGCCCCGGCCCCGTTTTAAGCTTTCGGAAAATCGTTCCCGGGGAGTATCATGCTTCCGTCATGTGGCCCTTGTCAAACCCCCATGGGTAGCGTCTTGACAGGTTTGGCCTACGGGGACAGACTACCGGACGGGAACGGGATATGGACTATTGGCAAACACACCCGGGTTAGCGAAACGGCACGCCCGTTGCAGCGTTACAGCAACGGGGCCGGGTAGCTTGTATTTGTCGCCAACTCCTATCGCCTGATACCCGGCCCTTTATATCGTAGTTCCAAACGGGGAAAGAACCATGGCAAAGAACTTTGAAGAACTTGAGAACGGTATCAGACAAGTTGCTAGTACCACTATAGCTGAAGCCCCAACCAAAGGGGAAGTCCTAGCGGACAGGGTAGCGAATACACTGGACCTAGCTAGCGCAACTGTCCTTGAACGTATTGACGCTATCGTTTCCGAAATGCAAGCAATGCGGACAGCTATCATTGCAGACGCCGATAGGGTCAAACAGGAAATTCAGAACCATATGAGATTTAGCGCCGAATGTGCTAACGTCATGGACAGTATGAAAAGTCTGATTAATGTTACTTCGCAAGAGGCTGAAACCCTCAAGAGGAAATAGCTATGTCATGGCAAACAGCAACGGCTAAGACGTATACGCCAGATACCCAACGGCTATTAACGTATGTCCAAGGCGATATAAACGCTTTGCTCCAGTTGTGGCAAGCGAAACACGCCGAATTAGAAGCCGCCAAGGCGAACGAAATGCAATTGCGCCGGGCCGTCTTTGAAGTCCAGTTTCCGGACGCAAAAGAGGGAACCCAACGGGTAGCCATTGGCAACGGATGGTTTCTGAAAGCCGTATACCCTCAGAACTACCGGCTAGACAAAGACACTACGGAAGGGGTCCAAGCCGCTATTGCGAAGATTAGCGCCAAGGCTGAAGTTGTGGGGGACAGGCTTGTAAACTGGAAGCCTGAACTTTCAATCAAGGAATACCGGCTATTGGAAAAGTCGGAGCTAACTCCGGAAGAACAACAAATCAAGAAACTGATTGACGGAGTATTGACCATTACCCCCGGAGCGCCCCAACTGGAGTTGGAGGAACCTAAAGCGTAACATGGCACGAACCCGCCCGCCCCATCTTCGTTTAATTCCAACGATTGGAAACAGCTACCCGTTTCTGAACTTAGCTACCGCCGTTAAATTACCCTACGCTGATATCCTGTTATACGCCGACGCTTTCAGTAAGGGGTTTCATGATTTGAATTATTGGGAGCGTATGGCGGTTCAGAAGTTGGCGGACCAATTCGCTAAAGACGGCGAATACCAAGGGGCCTTTCTACAGGCCTACAACAAAGGAAGGAAGGACAATGGATAAGATCATTAGCGCCGCGTTGAAACACTTCAACGTTGACGAAATGCAACATCTACGTTCGCTCTTGACCCGGGTTGCAGCCCGTTTGGCCAAACCGGACAAGGCGGAAGTCCAAGCCGCCGCCGACGCCTTGGGAACCAAAATCAGCGAACAGGTTTCCGCGTCCGAACAGACGCCCCCGGAGGACCCCGCGAAGTCCGAACAGCCCCCGGCCCCGGAGGCCCAACCCGTTCCCAAGGCCTAACCCTTGGCGCGGTTTCGACATAACATTATTGGACAAGGCGAATATAAGTTCGCCTTGTTCGATAGCGTCGTATATAAGAACGAAGATATTAAGGTTATGGCTACCGTCGTCGCACGATTTAGGAAACGTAGCAACCTTCAATTCAGATATGTAATTGAAGATAAGAACGGATTTCTAGTAATAACAAGCGAAGAACATTTAGAACCCCATTTCAATAAAGGCAACTTACATAGGATGATACATAGGATCAAAGGGGAATAGCAAATGGACGCAACCAAGGTTATGCCAGTATTCGAAATCATGACAGTTGACGAATTACAACACGCTAGGTCACTATTCACTAGAGTAGCTACCCGCTATCAACATTCCGAAACAGCTACAGAAATGGCTATAGCTATCGTTGCCGCTAACGAAATGGCGGACGAAATTACGGCGAAAACTCCGGCGGATAAACCGGCTCCAGAAAGCGACGAAATCACCGGGCCGGAGCCTCAAGAATGATACAGCTACAATCAACGGCATCTTACCAATCCCGGGGCGTTAAAGTTCTGGTCTACGGCCCCCCGAAAGTTGGAAAGACCCGGCTAATAGCTACTGCCCCTACTCCCGTCATCTTTTCAGCGGAAGGCGGTCTATTGAGTTTACGAACGTATAACCTGCCGTATTTTGAAATCCGTAACCTTAGCGATTTGCGGGAGGCCTATCATTGGAGCATTAGCAGCAATGAAAGTAGGCAATTCAATACAATCGGACTTGATAGTATTTCCGAAATCGTTGAACAGATACTTAAAGCCGAAATGGCTAAGACCCGTGACCCCCGCAAGGCCTACGGCGAAATCATTACCCAAGGTTTGCAGATAGTCCGGGACTTCCGGGATATGCCGGATAGAAACGTTGTATTGATTGCGAAACAAGAATACAGCAAAGACCAAACCGGAATGATGTTTAATCAACCGTCGTTCCCGGGCCAACAGTTGCAGAACCAAGTTCCGTATTTTCCGGACGAAATCTTTCAGTATAATATTTTACGCAATCCGCAAACCGGCCAACGCATAGAAGCCTTGCGTTGTTGGCCGGATCAAACTAACATAGCAGGGGACAGGTCCGGGGCCTTGGACGAATGGGAACCTCCCAACTTGTCTCACATCTTTCAAAAGATAATGTCAGGTCATGTAGCCAAACGGTAGAAAGGACTAAACCATGGCGTTTCAATTCAATGCGAGAACGGTAGCCCCACAAGTAGCGTTGGACCCTGTACCCGAAGGATGGTACAAAGTTGTTATTGACAAATCCAACGTCAAACCTACCCGGGACGGCCAAAATGGAATGATTGAACTTCAATGCAAGATCATTGAAGGACAATTCCAAACCCGGGTTCTATACTATAATCTGAACCTTTGGCATAACAATGCAACGACAGTTGAAATTGCCTATAAGCAACTGTCCGCTATCTGTCATGTCGTAGGCCAATACGATATCAACGCTCCCGACAATGCCCCCGCCGACAACTACCTTCCAATGTTGCACAACGTCCCCTTTATGGTTCACGCCGTAGTTACCCAAGGCGAACGGGGACCAATCAACAATATCCGGGGCCTCAAAGACACAATGGGCAATGACCCCGGCAAAGGGGGACAGGCCCCACAACAGACAGCCCAACAGTTCCCGCAAGGCGGTACCGCGCCCGGAGCATGGCAAGGGGGAGCGCCCGCGCCTAGGGGAGCGCCGCGGCCCCCCGCCGGTCAATGGACTACCGCCGCCCCGCAACCCGCCGGAGCGCCCTTCCCGGGCCAACCCGGCCTAGCGCCCGGACAGCCTATGCCCCCGGCCCCGGCCCCGTCGCAACCGTTTCCGGGGCAACCCTACCCGCCCCAACCGGCCCCGGCCCCGACACCCCCGCAAATGCCCGGACAGCCCCAATGGGGAGGGGTAGCGCCCGGGGCACCCCAACAGCCCCCACAAGCTGCCCCGCAATGGCCGGGCCAGCCCGGAGCGCCGGGACAGGCTCCAGCTTGGGGAGGCCCCCGCTAACTCCCTTGGCGACCCCGTTTAGGGAGTTGGGACGGCGGGGGGTTCAACTTTGGCACACACCAAACCCCCGTGAACCCCCCGTCTGCCCCGTTCACGTTTTGTTCTGGAGGTTCCCGGTTTTCTATATTTTTGGGAACGTATGTCTATAAACCTCAAGATACTATCCGAACGTATACGCAATGATATTGATAGGCATTGCGTTGAACTATACGCTGAAAGTCACCGTAACCATTTAGGGGCCAGCGTAATAGGGCACGATTGCGAAGCCTATATTTGGCTAGCGTTTCGTTGGGCTAGAAAGGAAATATTCAGCGGACGTATGCTCCGGCTATTCAATCGGGGGCACCGCGAAGAACAGCGTTGTATTGAATACCTAAAGGGTATTGGTTTCAATATCTACGACGCTCCGAATAACGAACAGTTCCGTATTGTGGGGTATGGGGGTCATTACGGAGGTTCAACGGATAGTATTGGGACGACACCGTATAAGGATTTCCCGGAGCCTATGGTATTGGAATTCAAAACCCATAATTCTAAATCGTTTGCCGATTTGAAGGATAAGGGGCTACTCCGTTCCAAGCCCCGACACTACGCCCAAATGTGTAGCTATGGACAAACCTACGGATATAAGAACGGATTATATTACGCCGTTGGCAAGAATGACGATGATATACATATTGAAGTTGTGAAGCTGGACTATACCCAAGCCGAATATTTGCACACTAAGGCGGACAAGATCATTCGTTCAATGGTCCTACCGCCCCGCATTGCCCTACAGGAAACCTATTTCGAATGTAAAATGTGCCCATTCGTAGGCGTATGCCATAGGGGGGAACGTCTTGACATTAGTTGCCGTTCGTGCTTCAATGCCGAACCCATTGATAACGGGCAATGGTTCTGTAGACACTTTCAACAAACAATACCAACGGAGTTTATCCCGCAAGGCTGTACCAACTGGAAGTCTATTCTATGATACCGCGTTACTACCAAACGGAAGCCGTCAATAGTTTGTTTTCGTATTTCAACGAAAACAAGGGGAACCCCGTTATTGCAATGCCAACGGGGACAGGCAAATCTATCGTCATAGCGGACTTCCTCCGTACCGTATTTCATTACTGGCCTTGGCAACGGATAATGATTTTAACTCATGTCCGGGAATTGATTGAACAGAATATCAAACATCTTCAAATGGCATGGCCAACCGCACCTATCGGCGTCTATTCCGCCGGGCTAGGTCAACGTGACTTCGTGCAACCAATCATGTTTGGGGGCGTTGCCTCCGTCGTAAAATGTATTGAACGGTTTGGCCATAGGGATTTGCTAATTATTGACGAGGCACATTTACTGAACCCCGACAGTAGCACAATGTATCAGCGGGTCATTGAAGGATTGAAGGTTATCAACCCGCATCTAAAGGTCATTGGTCTAACCGCGACATGGTACAGGCTAGGCCAAGGGCTATTGACAACCAACGGAATATTTACGGACCTTTGCTACAACATTTGCAATACGGACGGATTTACCCGGCTGATATCGGAAGGCTATCTATCAACCCCTATCCCCCGTCAGACGCAAACCGCCTTGGACGTTGCAAACGTAGACATGGCAAAGGGGGAGTATATCCAATCCCAATTGCAGAAAGCCGTAGACAAGAACGACATTAATAACGCCGTAGTTCAGGAAATGATTAAGCACGGGCATAACCGCCAAGCTTGGTTGATATTCTGTAGCGGTATCGAACACGCCGAACACGTTGCCGAAATCCTGAACTATTACGGTATCCCAACCGGAGCCGTACATTCCAAGACCAAAGACCGGGAAAAGATCATTGACGATTTCAAAGCCGGAAGGCTCCGGGCTGTCACGAACAACAACGTATTGACTACGGGCTTCGATCATCCGCCCATAGACATGATTGGAATGTTACGCCCCACACTATCGCCCGGCCTATGGGTTCAAATGGTTGGGCGCGGTACCCGCCCGTCCCCGGAGACAGGCAAGACCAATTGCCTTGTCTTGGACTTCGCCCGCAATACCCTCCGGCTAGGCCCGATAGATGATCCCCGTATCCCCCGGACCAAAGGGGCCAACGTAGGCGGGGACGCTCCCGTAAAGATTTGCGACGTATGCGGAACCTATAACCATGCCCGCGCCAAGTTCTGTATTGGTTGCGGTACTGAATTCGTCTTTGCTCAAAAGATGGTACGCCAAGCCGATACCCGGGACTTGATTTCTACAGGCCAACCTTTAATCGAAACCTACGACGTAGACCGAACGCATTATAACCGGCACATTGGTAAGAAATCCGGCATTGCAAATATCAAGATAACCTATTTCTGTGGCCTGAAGATGTTTCAGGAATACGTTTCGTTTGACCATATAGGCTTCGCGAAGCATAGGGCTAATGAATGGTGGAGACAGCGTAGCGCCGACGAACCGCCGCTATCAACGGACCTTGCCCTACAACAGATAGCTAGACTTCGTACACCCCGGAAGGTCCGCGTTTGGATTAACCGCCCCCATCCTCAAGTCCTGAGCTACATCTATTGAACGGAGCTACCATGGATATCAAACGCCTAGAACTACAAAATAAAGAATTCGACGCTCTAACAGACTTAGCCAAAGAATGGGAAACCTTAAAACGTATTGCAGTAGTAGACGACGATTACCCCTACTACCGGCAAAAATATGAATGGGCTTTGAAAACTTTCATTGAAGCATATACCGCAAATCATAAGCCGTGAAATGTTCTTGTGGCAAAGAACTAACAGACGTTGAACTATGCCCGTTACCTATCGGACAACCCTGCTACTATGGAGCTACGAACATGGCAAAGAAACCCCGGGCTAACAAAGCTAACCCTGCTACTGCCCCGCTGCTATCCGCGTTGAAGTTCCTAGAACCCGCAATGTCTGACGAAGGACAGGTAAACCAAACCCATTGCCTATTGACCAATGGTTGGGCCGTCGCCTTCAATGGAGTTATTACACTGGCAACGAAGATTGATACAGATATCCAAGCCTGCCCCAATGCAATGAAGCTTCTAAATGCTTTGTCCAAGTGTGACGACAAGACGCAAATTACCCAACTGGCAAACACGATATCCATTAAGTCCGGTAGATATTCCGCTAGCATACCTTGCGTAGACCCGGAGCTAATCGTTATCGAACCTCCAACCCCTATGATGCTTCCGATTGACGATAGCGTTAGGGAAGCGTTGGCTATTGTGGGGGAGGTTGTTTCCGATACCGCACCCCGGATGGTTGCCGCGTCCGTCCTGCTACGTAATGGGTCCGCCGTCGCAACAGACGGGACTATCATTTTCGAGGCATGGCATGGACAATACATTCCCGAACCCGGCGTAGTATTCCCTAAGGCGTTCGTAACCGCCCTATCCAAGATACCTAAAAAGATTGTGGGAATATCCGCTACAGCTACGACAGCTTCAATCTATTTCGAGGATCAATCTTGGATACGAACCCAACTGTATACCGAACAGTATCCTAACGTTGACAGGATACTAAACGAACAGGCTAACGCCATACCTATTCCGGAAGGTTTCTTTGAAGCCTTGGAAAAGATTGAAGGACAAGCGGACGACGGACGGGTATACTTTGGTAACCTTAAACTCCAAACCCATAACATTGACGAAGCCGGAGCTATCTACGAAATAGACGGTATCCCCTCCGGTATCTGCTACGATATTGACTACCTACGAATGTTCAAAGGACTTGCGACACAAGCCGATTTTCAGGCCAAGAACAATCAAATGGGTATATTCTACGGAGATAGGTTCCGGGGTATGCTAATGCAAATCCTTATTCAGAAAACTCCGGAGGTTCGGGATATCCAGCCAACGGGTCCGCAATTAGTTCAAACTATCCCCGACGATATCCCGTTCTAAAATGTTTTTTGACGACGACGAAATGGGGCCTAAGAAAGGACGGAGCCTATTAAAGGTTCCGCCCCCGACCCCCGCGACAGGATGGACCCCGCCCCGCGAATACCCCAACCTATCCGCCGCAACCATCCTAGGGATTGACCTAGAGCGCCGGGAACATGACCCCGAACACGGGCCGGGCTGGAGACGGGGCAAGGCTGAAACTGTAGGGTTTTCCGTAGCCGCCCGGGACAGGCTAGGCAATCAAGGGGCTTGGTATTTCCCAATCGGACATAAGATAGAACCCCAATACAACCTTGAACGTGAACCGTCTTTACGTTGGCTAAAGAGTATCCTAGAAACCAACGTCCCAAAGGTTGGAGCTAACCTATTATATGATATAGGTTCATTGACGGATGATAGTATTCATGTTCAAGGGGAATTACATGACGTACAATACGCTGAAGCTTTACTAGATACAGATAACCTAGTGAACCTAGATAACCTAGGCGTAACCTATCTAGGCCAAGGCAAAGAAACCTCCCAACTATACGAATGGTTAGCCAACGCATACGGAGGCAAGCCGAACCAAACCCAACGATTGAATATCTGGCGCGCAAGCCCCCGCCTTGTGGGGCCGTATGCAGAACGGGACGCTGATAGCCCCATACGTATCCTTGAAAAACAATGGCCTAGGCTTCACGCCGCCGGGCTACTAGAATTATATCGAATGGAATGTGATCTAATCCCGTTACTTATTCAAATGAGGATTGAAGGGGTCACCGTAGACCTAGACCTAGCCGAACAACTGTACGAAGAATTAGCCGTAGACATTGCCCGGTTATACGTTAGCCTATTCGAGCTAACTGGCATAGCTATTGACAGCGTACAATCGGGACGGGACGTAGCTAAGATATTCGACGCCGTAGGAATTAGCTACCCCACAACAGCGGAAGGTAACCCGTCGTTTCGAAAGGATTGGTTGAAGAACCTAGAACACCCCGTAGCAACCTTAATCAACGACATACGGGAGCATGAAAAGGTTAGATCAACCTTCGTTAAGAACTATATTCTAGATGGTAATGTTAACGGGAAAATCCATTGCCAGTTTCATCCGCTACGGGGAGACGACGACGGGACTAAGACAGGCCGATTTAGTTCTAGTGATCCGAACCTACAGAATATCCCGGTTCGAACCAAACTTGGGAAACGTGTTCGCCAGATATTCGTTAAAGATAGACTTCATTTATGTTGGGAAAAGAATGACTATAGCCAAATCGAATACCGAGGTTTGGCACATTACGCCGTAGGTCCGGGTAGTGACGCCTTGCGCGAAACTTACTGCCGTGACCCCCGGACGGACTATCATAAGGCAACCCAAACGAATGTGAAGAACCTAACGGGTAAAGAGATTGACCGGAGGCCTATTAAGAATTTGAACTTTGGACTAATTTACGGAATGTCTGAAAAGAAACTTATTAGACAGAATGGATTTACAGACAAGGACGGGCGCGAAGTATTCAAAGCATATCATTTAGGTAATCCATACGTCCGCCCCACAATGAAAGCCGCCGCCGATGAAATGCAAGCCTTGGGCTATATTACTACTGTAACCGGACGACGTATACATTTTAATACTTGGGAGCCTATTGAACATGACTACAACGAACAACGCCCCTACCCATTGCCCTATGACCTAGCTATTCACCGTTGGGGGTCACGAATTAAAAGGGCTGGAGAACACAAGGCAATTAATTACAGGCTACAGGGGAGCGCCGCCGACCAAATCAAAGCCGGTATGGTCAAAGCTTTTTACTCTGGAGTATTCAACGTAATCGGCGTCCCCCGTCTACAGGTTCATGACGAATTAGATTTTAGTGTCGTAGATGATAACCCCCAACAAAATGAAGCTTTCAAAGAACTACGATACATACTAGAGAACGCTATTAAACTCCGCGTTCCTGTTATCGTAGATTTTGACCGGGGGCCGTCTTGGGGTGAACTGGAAAATTAACGGTTCATTAACCGTATCTACGATTGAAGTTGACAACGTAGACCCGCCGTGCTATCCTCCGTATGTTAAGTTGACAACAACGGAGAACAGACGAATGGCAGACAACAAATGGAATGGCCCCCCGGCTATTTACGTCTTTGTCACGGTTAAACCCAACGGAAAGAACGGACTAACCAAACCGTTTACCGGACGGGTTGGAACCTGTCAGACGGAGGCTGAAGTAGCTTCAATCATCCGAAAGGATTTGAAGGCAATGGGCGAAACGTTCGGCGGTTTGTTTGAACCGATGAACACAAGCGGACGAACCTACCGGGCCTTCCGCGCAAGCTGGACAGAACTTACGATCAACACGAAATGAGGTAACGAACATGGCAAGAAAGAAAGACCCGAAACAAGAAAAATACGAAAGCGAATTAATCGCTTGTATGAATGAACTTGACCGGGCTATGGGCCGGGTCATTCGCTGGAGTAACAAGCTATCGGCGCTACGGACCCGCCGGAGCCGTCTCCAACGGGAGTTGGCCAAGATCATAGCCGCGCCCGTCATCTAAAAAACTAGCCCCGGGTTCATAGCCCGGGGCTAGTCGTTCGGTTCGGATGGATGCTTACAGTCACCCCTACAGTTTGAAGCCCGTTAGTTCGGACTATCCGCGCCGCGTCACGCCGTAATATAGAATTCAACTTCCTGTATCCAAGGATTGCTATTAAAGTTCCCCGACACACCTAACAACCTAAACCATTGCCCGGCACCGGGACTAGTGAATATGTATTCTGAAACCGTAGCCCCGCCAAGGTTGATTGTTGATCCGGCGTTAGTCCACGTTGAACCGTTCGGAGAATATTGGGGTTGCCATACGCCATGTCCGTTAGCGTCTTGCTGATACCATTTGATACGCTCAATAGTTTTAGTCCCATACGACGATAGATTGAATTTGATTTCCAATCCGACGCTAGCTTGGTCCGCTGCCCAAAATCCGTCAAAGACGTTATTACCAAATGCTCCGTCAACGGCGTTCCCCACAACATCCGTCCGGCCCCCGGTTAGCGTCGTCGTCACCGGGAGGCTAGCCGTTCTGTCCCCGGACCCGCCCGGGTTCGTATAGGAACCCCCGCCCGCCGGGACGCTAGCTAGGACAGCTTCCATAAGCCCCGCCCCGACGAAGGGGGAGCGCAAGGACAGGCCTAGCCGGAGTACCGCCCGCATAGACCCTACAGCAACGAATGGAGCGTCCAGCCTTATCGTGGCCGGGCCTAGAGGGGGCCGGGTTTGCCGCCTAATGACGTTGTGCCGTGATACGCCCGGAGTACCGAACAAGGATTACACTCCGTCAAAGTCACCGTATACGACAGACACTTGAACGGACTTAGCCGCCGTAACTGCCGTTAACGCCCGAACCTGTAGAACGTCCGCCGCTTCCAAGAATAAGTAGGGTTGGGCGTCAGCGTCACGGGGGAGAATGTCCAACAAGTCCCCGCCCATAAGATTGACCGGGCCTACGGTATTAGTTAGGCCCGCGTTCTGTGGAACCGCTACGGTTTGTAAGACGTTGGACATTGACGCCCGTTTGATAATCAGTTGAACGTTCCGCGCCGCCGTATCTTCGCCCGCCGCAATAGCTGCCGTAACCTTTGCCCCGCTAGCGCCCGCCGTGAATACGTCAACCGGGTTTGTTACGTCAGCGTCCAAGATTTGCGCCAAAGCTATTCGAGGCTTGTTTACGAATGTGGGGGTTTTGTTTAGTGCCATTTCATATTCCTCCAAAGGCCCCATGGTATAAGGCGTTCAACAGCGGGGGACTTACTGCAACGCCGAACATTTGTTGATACAGCGCCTCTAGGCTTGCGTCAACGGCGTTAGGGTCAAAGGTTGCCGCTGAAATATGATCCTTAGTTACCATGAATAGTCCTACGTTTATTACGGTAACTACGTCGAATGCAAAGTAAGCTGTATCCGGGGTCCATTCCCCGCGCCAAGCAAACGTAGCAACTGGTAATTCATACGGCCCGAATTGCGTACCATCTTCAAGGTAGATTGTGAATAGGTGACCTTCAACTAAGATATTCGAAATCTCATTTGGTTCGGGGGGATTTTCCTCAATAGCTAATACACGAGAAACTAGTTCCCAAAAGTTCAAATCAACTTCCGTTGGAGTTAGGTTTGAACCTTTACCCATACCCCATTTTAAGGCGTCGTCTGTCCGGAAAAGAATGGCCATAGCCCTAGACCTTTATTGCCGAAACTTCCAGCGTTTCCAGATTGAGCGTATAGGTTACCATATAAGGGGGCAATGCGCCAGTTTCGACCGGACCCGCGCTTTCATAAAAAATATGTTCCGCGTCTTGTTCCGGCCAACCGGGGGAGCCTTCGTCTACGGGGAAATCTACTTTATCTTTATACGTCGAAAAGATAGTCCCCCAACCAAAGTTGTCACCTTCAAAATGGTTTACTGTTTGGGCTTCAATAAAGTAACTCACACTACTATCATTATATCCTAAATCAATAAACGCTTGCGCTTCCGCTTGCGTATCAAATGCGATTGGAATTGTAACTATGTCTGTAGGGTCCGGAGTTCTTAAGTCCCCCGTTGTAAAAGGATGGGCCTGATTTTCTGCTAAGTTCGTTGCCCCAAATTCACTAGACCAAACCCAATAACTTGTAACGGGTACTTCTATAGGAGCCGAACCCGCCGGAGTATTCAACATAAAAGTTACTTCAGTAGCGCCGGGATTTTCCGCCCGTATCTTTCCAACGTTGAAGAACAACGTAGCGAAGCCCCGGTAAATATCGCTTACATGATCTACTTTAGGTTCTCCGTTCCACATAAACAGCTTACCCATCATATCATCCGAAATAGGATCAACATACGGAGGAATAGCGCCGGGAATATCCGGGTCCATAACACGCAAATCAAAAGCGAATGGATTATAAGAACCGCTAGGAAATGGAAGGCTATGTAATGTAAATGCGGGGTGACCAAACTTCCGGGAATACGTTAAAAATAATGAAGCAATATCCCCGCCCGCCCATTGGACGTTGACAAGATTAGTAGCCGGTAGCGTTCTATAATATATCTCATTCATTTGTTGTAGTGTTGCGTGTCTATAATCATATTCTTCTTACGAAGTTCATAAGTTGCGTCCGTTACGTTCCCAAAGTCCCCCATTGGATTATAATAAACTACTTGCTTGCCAGTTTCGCCAGAATTAGCAGCGGATTGCGATACGATTTGACGAACGCTTTCTACGTCAACGTAGTTCTCTGGATTGTCCTTATTCTTAACCCGGATGATATCAACATGACGCCTAACTTCGTGCGTTTCAGTTTCAACAATTACTTCAGTATGCCTATTGAACTTCGCCGTAAAAACATCGTCCCCCGCCGAACCGAATTCTAATACAGCTTCGTCAACTTCCGCTTTCTGTTTTGGAGTTGTCCGCTTCCGGGGGCCAACGTACAAGCTTTCATGAGGCCTAACAACTAATTCAAGGTTCGTCATGTTGCCGCCTCTAAGTCAATCCCTTGTGGGATTACTAACGTTGTAGGCTGTATCGTATATAGCGTTTCGAATGGTCCGCCGGTCAATGGCACGAATTCTATCCGAACCCGGGTAGGATGATCCGATATAGCTTGCTTTGTTAAAGCTTCGTCCTTTGCCTCCCTAGTAAGTTCAACCGCCTCCCGTTGAACAGACGGGGAATTAGTCACATCAAATTCTTTAATTGCAGTATGTGGGGTAAACCCGCGAATAAAATCTACTCCGTCATCATTAGGGTTAGCTTCCGGAATTGTATAGCCAACGTCTCCCGGGCCTACAGATATAATCGTTCCCGAACGTTCCTGATAATCTTCCGTATATCCATCCTCAACATACGTTGGAGCGCCGGGAGCCGTAGCGATAGCGTCCCCATATCCGACAGCTACGCCAAGGGTCACCCGCCCCACAAGAACGCCCGTAGCTCCGTCAAGACTTGCGCCGTAGTTGACAACCTTACCCGTTGCCTGTCCGCCCGGTAAACGCGGGTCATGAATTAGCCCGGACTTCCGACAGCTTAACGTTAACACGTTTTCAAATTGGGTTTCAAACTTGACTTGAACGGCCCGCGCCCGATGTATCAGGTTCGCCCGCGCTAGCATCATGAGATAGTCAATCGCCAGCTTGCCGTTATCCGTCGTCAGGAAACTACGCCGCCTAGCGTCAACGATAGGGGCTTGTCCGTCAATCAGTTCCGATAGGTCTACGGAGTTAATAGTTATCTTTGCACGTTCGTCGTCCGCCGCTAGCGTAATGATTGGTTGCATACTCGCCCGCATAATGAACTTAACCCGTTCCATATACTCCCGGCTAACATCATAGCCAACAACTAGTGTAGGTTTAATATGCCATAAAGGAACAACAATCGTCTCATAGAAAGCACTAAGCGCCCCTCTTACCTGAAACGTTGGGATAAGGATTGAACCCGGAGGCGTACCCTTGGGAACAACAACCCTATGGATAAGTTCAAAGGCGTCGTATTCATCCGGGATAACCTTACCGTGTTGGGGTTCAGCTAGACCCGTCTTAACTTCCCAACCCCCGCCTATGTTACTTTCATCCTTTGGCCAATCGCCTACCAATCCTTCCCCGCTGAAGGACGTTATAAGCTTCGTTTCAATATCGTTCGGCCATTTGGATTGTAGATAATCCCGTAGGTCTAGTCCAGCTATTGCAGATTGTGTCCATGGTAATTCGGCCTCAACTTCAACCGCCCGTAGGGGTATCCCTGAAAGATTGATTTGAACCCCATCATAAAAAACCTTGTCTTGAGTGAAATCAATCAATCCATCTTCCCCGGTCAATACGTCAGATACGCTAACGTCGTGGGTTAGCCGGTCAATATGATAGAGTTGGGAACGGGCCTCTAGAACAGCGTCTAAATCTTCCCGTCTATCCGGTTCAATAAATGCAGGGTTCCAATACGGAGGAACCCGAAGGCTTGCGGCTAATGCTTCCTTTTGTTCGATATAGTCCGAAGGCCTAGCTACAAAGTCCAACGAAATAACTTCCGCCTGAAGTTCAGACGGGACCCCCACAAGCCGCCCGAAGAACAGGGGAGTTATCGTAGTCCCGTCGTTGTAGGCGAACCATGACCAAAACTTACGCCCGGGGGCCAATAGCCCAATCTTGGGATTACGAACCCCTAACCTTAACGTACTGAATTCCCCCTCACTATGCTCTAGATCGAAACTGAAAACGCTTTCATCTACCCGATAATGTTCCGGCCCAAAGGTTGTTTCTGTGGGGTCAACCCAAGCAAACAGGAACGGCCCAACCGGGGCCGTTAACGGATAGCTATTGAACCGGCCCGAACCTTGAAAGGGGGATTGCAAGTCTACCATACCGTTAGACTTCCTCTAACGTCAAAGACCATTGGTGACTAGCCGCCCATTCGTCCTTGCTATTATTGTAGGCTACAACCCGCATAGTCAACCGGGGCCTATAGAACGTATACCCGTCCGCTTCCCTAGAGCTACCGGGAACAACGTTCTTAGCCGGAGCGCCGCCGGTCAAATACGAAAGTTCAACAGCGCAATCTATCTGGACTAGTTGACCGGGCCATATACCGTCTAGCGCCGGAGCGTCCATATCTTGACAGGTAATAACAGACGAATACTTTTGAAACTGAACAGCGGAAATGTCCGCCAAATCTCCGTTGACAGTTCGCCGGAGTTGTTGGGACGCTGTAATAGGGTCCAATGATTGGGTCAACCCCCGCGCCGAATACGGAGGCATACCAAACGGCGTAATAACTATCAACGTACTTTCTATAGTCATTTCTTGCCATGATACCAGTTAGGTTTGCGTCCGGCGGAACTCATTTGCCGTCTAGTTGCGAACCGTACCAAGCTTTCCGCCGTATCTTCCGGCACCGTCAACCCCTCAAATCGTTGCCCCTCGATTGTCAGATTTATAGGCCTCCCCCCGACCCTAGGAAGGGCTACCAAGCCCCCTTGAGCGAACCGGGCTGTACGGGGGGCTAGAGCGCCTACGGCCCCTCCCATAGCGTATTGGAAGTTGTCGCGGGGTATCGCCATGGAGTTTAGCGCCCCCATGATCCGATTGCCATAGTACCGCGCCGCCCGGGCCTTCATGACCCATTCGCCATTGGATAGCCACGCCGGGATACTATCCGACGTAGACCCGCCCGCACCCCAAACCGGCCCGCCCCTAGCCCAACCGCCCCCCC